GGGACCCGGTGATGCCGGGGTCGGCGAGGAGGATGGTGACGTTGACACCGAGGGCTGCGGCTGCCATCGCGGCAAGTGGCCGGCCCGATTCAGAATCCAGCGTCGCGCCGGTCTTCGGCACCGCTTCGAGCGTCTGCCCTTCACCGAGGGACACGGAGGATCCGGCGCCGAGCTTGTTCAGCGCTTCGAGCCCGGCACGCTGCACCTGGGAGGCTTTCGACTTCGAGGACGACGCCCGGAACGCGATCCGCGACAACGCCCGGCAGAGGGTGGCCCAGTCTTCGAGGAATTCCTTGTACGACCGGCACCACGGCAGCGCGGCGAACCCGTCACCGACACCCCAGAGTTTGGACCCGACGGGGTTGACCTTGACATGGAGGACGGGGGAGTCCCACATGACATCCACGCCGGCGAACGTCCGCGGCTTCGTGATCGGCTGGTACTTGAGCGCCGGGTACAGCGCTTCCCGGTCCCTTTGCAGGGTTCCGAACGTGGCCGTCAGGGTGGATTCGACCCAGCGGCGGCGGTAATACCAGGGTGTGGTCTTGTCCCCGGGTTCGGTGATGATCTCGGCGATCTCATCGAACGGCAGCGGGCGGACCTTCACCCGGCCGGTGAGGGGGTTGGTGAAGTGGGCGAGGAAGACGTTCCCGTCGGTGCCCAGCTCATTCTCCAACGTCACCCGGGCCTGGGCTCCGGTGACCGCGTTGAGGTTCCCCTCATCGTCAAGGTAGGCCTGCACGACGGCGTCAACGTCCTGTGCCCCGTCGTCACCCTGGGCGCGGGCGTTGATCTCCACACCCTGCCCGAAGACGTAGGAGGCGCGGATCCCTAGGCCCCGCTTCATGAGCGGGTTGGCGATGAACATGACCCTGCACAGTTCGGCGTTGCGGGTCAGCCCGTCGCGGGAGAACTCGGTCCGCCCGGCGGCGGTCAACGATTCCCAGCCGGTGTCCTCGTACATGAGCTGCAGGCGGGCGAGGTTTTCGTTCGCCGTCTCCAGCCGGTACGCTGCATCTTCGAGACGCCACGCCTCCACGGTTTGGACTTCGTTGGATGTCTTGCGGAGTCCGAGGGATTCCAGGATGCCAGCCATCATGCTCCCCTCAGTAAGGTGTTATGGCGTACCCTCGCAGGTCCGCTTCTAAGTAGTCGTCCGGTTCGACCTGGTCAAAGAGCCCCGCGGTGAGGGGCATGAGGAGGATCCGGTTGATGGCCTGTGACATGGTGTCGACGGTGTCGTCATGGGCTGCGTTCGGGAACGCCTTGGCCTCTTCGACGAGCTCCTCCACGTTCGGGAGCAGTTCGGCGGTGGGGAGGACGACGTTCCGGGCGTGGACCAGCGGCGAGACGGCCGAGGCGCGGGCGTACTTGCTGCCCTCTGGTTCGATCGGGATCAAGCCCACAAGCTGTGACTGCAGCGAGTTGATCGCTGCAGGGCCGTTGGCTTTGTCCTCGATGAACTTCGCGACCGCCTGCGGCCACTTGGCCGAGAGGGCTTTGACCGCTTCGAGGGAGGCGTTGAAGTTCATCCTTGCCCGGACCTGGTCCAGCAGGTAAGCGGAGGTGCCGACTCTCAGCCACACCTGCCCGACGACAAAGTCACTGGTGGGTTTGTCTTTGAACGTGAGGTCCCAGGACTGCACCAGCTCATGATCGTCCCGACCAATGCCGGGCACGTGCATGACGCCGTTGCCCCTGTCGATCCACATCGGTTCGGTGTATCGGGCCCATTCCTTGGGGAACACGTTGCCCGTCTCCGGGTTCGGTGATCCCTGGTAGAGGGCGGAGAAGTCACGGGGCCCGGCTTGGACGCGGATCTGCTCCCACTCTGCGGGGGTGCGCGGTTCACCGGTCTTCTCGTTCGTACGGGCCGAGCGCATCCACTCACCGGGCTCACGGCCGAGCGGATCCGTCTCGCCTTCGTCGGGGTTGTGGTTCGCCTGGGCTGGGATGTTGATGACCCGCCAGCGTGCCTTGTCCGGCTGGGAAAGGAGGAACCCGGCCATGTCGTCGACGTGCCAGCGGGTGAGGATGAGGATGACGGGGGCGCCGGGGGCGAGGCGGGTGGAGCCGACGGAGCGCCAGAAGTTCTTGGCCCGTTCCCGGAAGGTGGGAGACTCGGCCTGTTCACGGTTCGACACCGGGTCATCGATGAAGAGGATGTCCGCTGGCTTACCCGTCAGGCCACCGGTCAGGCCGACAGCCTTCACCCCGCCCTTGTGCCCTTCGAGGGTCCACTCGGATGCGGCGCCGTTATCCTGGCTGATACGTAGCCCGAGATCCAACGTGCCGTCTTGGCCTTGGTTGTCAGTGATGAACTTGCGGATGTCCCGGCCGAAGGTCAGGGCGAGGCCGGCCGAGTACGACACGACGGCGATACGCCGTTCCGGGTTGCGGGTCAGGAACCAGAGCGGCCCGATCTTCGTCACCCTCGTGCTCTTGCCCTCCTGGGGCGGCATGCTGATGATGAGCCGGTCGCAGGTGCCGTTCTCGACGTCCATGAGGGCTTCGTCGATGATGTCGAGGGCGGGGGTTTGGATGGTGGAGGGGTCGACGGCTTTGGCGAGGTCGCCAGGGGAGTCCCATGCCGGTTCGGGTTCGGCCTTGGGTTCGAATGCCTTGGCTGCGTGTTCGTACCAGGCGGCCATGGTCCCTCCTGAAAATGGGTGATCTACCGGAATCGGCCGCGTGTCCGCAATGGTTGCTCGGCGTTCTTTCGATCAGTGGGCTGACAGGGAATCGAACCCTGATGTGGCAGGGGTGGGTACCTGCATAAACCGTTCAGCCCTCCCGGCAGGGTGTCGCAATGACAGTGGCCGGGCTATGGAGTTGTCTATTCAGTTATGGGTTCTTGTGCCAGGCCCCGGCATCGGATCCATGCCGGGGTCCAGCGGTGCGATAGTCACCAGCTACCGCGCTTGCTTCCCGGATACCGGGGAAGAGTGGGGCCGGCACTTCACAGTGAGAGGCCATGGTCCGCGTCAGGCGCACCGGCTGAGATAGGGGCCCCTCTCGGTTGTGTTACCTATCTGACCATCCCGGGCGGTAGCGGCGCCCTGTGGGAAGTGGTGGCCCGCACGAGCAGCCTATGGGGGTGCCGGCCGTGCGGGAGTCCGTGGAAGGTGGGCACGAAAAAAGCCACCCGCTGTTGCTGGTGGCTTTCGGATGCAATTTCGACCCATACGAACATTAGCATTCAACAGGTATCAGGTCAACACATCAGTCACAATGGTTTCCCCGCGCCACGGCAGCAGGTTGTCAGGCTGGGATACCTGCCATCCTTCGCACCCCTCATAGTCACAGTGGCAGGTGGCCGCGACTCGCCCGGTGGCCAGCACATGAGCCGGCGTCACCCCGGAGCGCTCGGCATATGCGGCTAGGAACTCAGCCGCCGTGATGGTCATGAAGGGGCCTGGCGGTAGGTGAGTTCCAGTGTCCCGCCGGGGGCGATCCGCGTGGCCAGCACATTGTCGATCCAGTCGATGTCTGCCTGATCGCGAGGTGCTTCCATGATCCTTGCCCGGTAGATGGGGCCTACGGTGATGGCTTGGCCGTAGTAGATGTCCGGGCCATTGCCGTACTGGTATCCCGCGGGGCGGCGTATCTCCACGTCTTCCATGCGGTTGCGCGGGTCGTCACTCATGCTGCCTGCTTCCGGTTGGCCAGATAGCCACGGACGAAATCCAATGCTTCCTCATACGTGTGGAATGAGTCCAAGCCCTGATTTCCTCTGTCTACAGCCCACGGCTCCGGCATGTGCGAAATTCTCCCATCATGCCAGTAGGCAAAGTCGCAGTTGTAGACGGCCAGCTTGTTCGGGAAAACCTCGCCGTGGAGGTACGTGCCAACTCTCGGTTCGTCACTCATGCCGCGTCCTGCTTCCGGTTCGTGGTGTCCTGCCATGCGTCCAGTACATCACCCAGGCGGTACATGGCGCGGAGTTCCCTGTCGTCCTTGTCGCGTTCGGGGTTGGCGCGTTCGATGACACCGCGGGCGGCCCAGTTCCGGATGTCCTGCTCCGACACTTTCACGCCGCCGGTGGAGAGCATGCGGGACAACGCGGGCGGGTACCCGATCACGTATTCCTTGGAGATGAGGGCGCGGCCGGTCCATTCGGGGATGTCCCAGGTGGTGCCGCAGGTTTTGCAGCGGGCTTCGATGGTGCCTTGGGGTTCGTACGTGTACGTCCCGCACTCCACCCCCTCAAGGGTTTCGGGGCAGACGCCGGCGAAGATCCGGGGTTGCGCCCGCTCACTGACGGCCACGCACTGGCGGAGGTGCCGGGCGAGTGTGTGGCGGAGGCCCGCAGCCCACACCTGCGTCCGCAAATGGGGGAGCTGGCCCATCAGGTAGTTGGTGAGCATGTGCGCGCTCCGGCCGGGCAGGGACGGCTTCACCGGGTACACCGGCGCTATCTGCCGGTCGGTACCCTGCCACTGTGCGCGGATGGTTGTGCATTCGTCGTGCCAGTCCTCCACATGTCCTGTCACCAGCCGGAGCGCCCAGCCCATGAGGGCTGTGTGGAGCTTCGTCTCACACTCCAACGCCGACAGGTTGATCGGTGCCGGTGCGTGGAGTTTCGTCCCGGACCCGCCGCACTGTTCCCCGGCCACGTCCTGCCGGCCCTTGGTTACCTGCAGGTCAGCGACCACTTCATCGACCCTGACGAGGTCGTTCTCGAGCGCAGTGATGCAGGTGTTGCAGATGACGACGTTCAGGGCGTTGAGGGGTTGGTGGCAGTCGATACACAGGTGCACGGTGGGTCCGATCATCGGGCTAGTGTCTTCAACCAGTTTAACAGAAGTTCCCATACTTTCCCCCAAGTTGGGGCATCTTACCCTACCTTGATTCGATGATGCAGGGAGCGTCGAATGTTCTCCGCGTGGGTTACGGGCTCGAGGTGTTTGGGGTTCACACAGTGGCGAACGAAACAGAGGTGGTCAATCTCGAGTCCATCAGGGATGGGGCCTTCGGTCTGCTCGTAGATCCACCGGTGGGACGACACGTCCTTGCCAGCCTTTCCACCTACCCGGAACTGCGTGTAGCCGTTTCTCTCGATACGCCCCGTCCACAGCCAGCAATTGCCGAGCCAGGGCTTTTCCCTTGGGGCTAGGCCGTTCTGATCCACAAGCGCCATAAATCGAACCATCGGGGACTCGATCTGAGTTTCTCGGAACGGCTTGTGGGTGGACAGAAGCCCATGCCGTCTGGCGAAGTGGTAGTGCGTATTGCACAGGCGCCGCGCTACTTGGGGTTTCCCGCAGTTGTCAGCGGTGCAGGTACGATTGAGCATATCGACTCCTAAACAGTCGGTCACGCTCCCGGATTCCTAGCCGAATCGCGGGAGTTCTTACGTCCAATTGTACCGTGTTCCCATGGATTCCCTCACTCCATTCCGGCTATCGCACGGAACTCTTCGGGCACAATTATGGGAACCTCTGCCCATTGGCTCGGCGTCAATTGGAGCCGGTTCAGGATGCGGTTCACGACGGCCGCCACAAGGTCACCCTGTTGCTCGGCCAGCTTCACACGGCGCTCCTCAATGCCACTGCGGAGGGCGAGGGCACAGACCCGGTGGAAACGGTCCCGCTCCTGGTTGTAGAGCTCCAGCCAAACGTTCGGGCCGGACTTCTCCGTCGACATATCCACCGGACCCTGCGGTCCGATGCCGTTGTCGGTCTGCGTCCTGCCCCATACGAGATCCGCGTCGGTGACTTCCTGCACCTTGCCCCGCAGCCAGGCCACATGTCCCGCGCACCAATGGATCTCATCCAGCAACGCTTTCGCCGGGTCGATGTCGATCGGCAGGCCGAGTGTGCGGACAGCCCGGGCCATCTCCTTCTGAGCCTCAGCCTCAGACTGACGACGGGCAGCAGCAGCCTTCACCTGGGACGCACCACCACCATGGCTAGTGCACACCGTCCCGCCCTTGATCGGCGGGCGGCCACACGGATTCCCCTCCCGATTCGTCCCCTTGCACCTACGCGGTTCCATGGGGTCCACCCCTTCCCGCGGCAATCATGGGTTCATCGGCCACAACCTCCACGATGGACCAGCCGTCCACACCGTCCTTGACGCCGAAGTACTTCTCCGCTCCGTCAGCGTTGACCACGAGGTATCCGTTGTCGGCCTGCTTCATGGCGACCTTGTCGCCGACCTTCCAACGTGACTCACTCATGGATGGTGATCTTCGCTCCGGGGGTGACGTTTGCTTGTATGGCTCCGAGGAACTCCAGGTGCACCCAGAGGCGGCCAAGTACTTCCTGCTCCACCAGCGTGGCCGGACAGTCGTTGATGATCTGGCTGGTGTGGTCTACCCTGGCTAGCACGCCGGTGGCACTTACCCCGTTCTCTGTGAAGGTGATGCGCTGCCCGAGGTGGGTTCCGTTGAGCTCGCGGGCTTTCATCGTGGTTTCCGTCCGTTGTGGATCAGAGCGGGCCGGCGGTTTGCCCGGATCAGGTCCCGCCGCAGGATCTTCGTCTGGTGGCCGAGTTGGCGCATGGCTTTGCCGAAGTCCTGCATGGTCTTGCGTACGTCATTCATGGCCAGGATGAACTCCCCGGCGTGGGCGGTGATGGTTACATGCTCCGTGCTGGTGCTCATGCTGCTTTCTCCTGGTGGTTGGTGTCGCATCGTGCGGTGTCCCGGCCGATGAGGATCTGCTTCAACTTGCCGAGGTCGACTTTCCCGGATCCCCATTCGAGTTCGATCTCGTACAGGGCTTGGAGGATGCGTTCCTGGGCTTCACATTCAGGCATGGTCAGGCTCCTTCGCCTCGTTGGTCGGTTGCATCCATGGGGTGGTGATGTGGCTTCGTTCGTTGGACCATGCGCGGGAACGACAGCCGTCATTGCCTGGACCGTCGAGGCCGCACTGCACGAGTTCGTAGTGTTTGAGGTCCCACCCGTAGGCGATGACGTCTTGGCCCCAGTGCTGGCAGTCTCCGGTGTATGGGCTGACAGGCACGGGCCCTATGCCCCGAAGCCAGTGGACGGCGCCGGGGGTCGGGTCATCAATGGTGACGTCGTTGCTCATCCTTCACCCCGTACAGCCGCAGCCCGGACACGGAGCCAGTCCATATACGCGCCTTGATGCCCCCACGCTTCTTCGATATGGCCCCATCGCCTGCCGTCGCGCCGGGACTGTTCATCGAATTCGGTGATGCCAACGTTGTCCTCGAAGTCGTCCGCCGCGTCTTCGAGTGCCCCGGCCCGCGCATCCCGCACATCCCCGAACCCGGCGTTAGCGAGTTCCATGGACTGGTGCGCGTCGTGATCATCCGACCGGACCCCGCAGATGCACAGGTGCTCCTGCCCGGTCCCGATGTACATGGTCACGTCCAGCCGGTGGGTGGCGAGAGTCTCAGCCATGGTCTTGGTCATACCAACCCTCACATTTTCGTTCGTGGATTTTGCAGGCGAGGATGGCAAGCCACCACCAGCCGGATGTCCGCTGCCATTGCCCGCAGTACGTGCAGGCGCAGCTTCTACTTCTGGTCAGGATGAAGCCGTATCGCCGCCTCATTTCGGCTCCAACGCTTCAGTGATGGCCTTGACTGTGCGGCAGGGCCAGAGCGATTCACGGTAGGACCAGTCGCCGTCGCCAGCATCACTCAACTGCTCAGACTCAACGCGCCCACATTCGGCGCATATCTCAAAGCTCCCTACATGGCTCTTTTCGACGTCGCCCATAGCTTCGTCATAGTCGTACTCGGCAGCCTCCTCGCGGGTGTCGAAGCTTCCCGTCCATTCGGGATGGGTCCAGCGCGTCTCGACCTTGTGGAGTTCCAGCACGGCTAGGAGCGCGTCAGCCACGCGGGGCAGGTCAGTGCGGGAGTGGGCGATGAACTCGGCGTCGTTATCCTCCACGCTGGGATCGTCACGGAACGAGCAGCAGTGATGGTTGTAGGCGCCGACGACTTCCGCCCCTGAGTCACTGGTTAGTGCGAGGCCAGTGTCGCCCTCGTCCCCGAAGGACTCATCCCACCGCCACGGCCCAGCAGTTGCCGCATCGGCGCGTTCTTTGATGCCGGCCAGGTACGTACGGGCGTCGGTCACGGCTTCCTCAGTTCGGCGAGCTTGCGGGTGAGGTCCATGGATCGGCGGCGAAGCGTTCCCGTTTCAGGGGAGCCCATCATCATGCGGTCGTAATCCTGTCGTGAGTACGACTCGGGATCGCGGTTGCCGTAGCCGGACTTCTCAGCGTCGATCCGTTCGAGTGCAGCCTGCCCGGCGACGATGAACTCCCGGGCCTGCTTGATCGTGTCCTTGATGGTCTGTCGGTCCATGCTCATCGTGAGCCTTCCTGAAAGTTGGGGGCGGTGGTGACGTTCTCCCGGCAGTACCGGCGCTGGGCCTCGGTGAGCCGGTTCCACTCGGTAAGGGTCAGGCCCCACACGGTCTTGATCGCCATGTCCGCGAGGTTCACCGGGGCCTTCATGCGTCACCGTTCTTCCTGGCGCATGGTTTGCACGTCCACAGGGAGTCGGCTTTCTCGTACTCCTCCTGTGAGCCCGTACCCCAGAGTCCTTCCGGGTACCAGAGCCCGCAGAGGGTCACGGTTCCCTGAGTGGTCAGGTGCGACACCTTTCCGTGCGGGGTGTAGACGCGTGTCGTATCGCTCATGCGCGCACCCACCGGGTGTGCGTGTCCCCGTCAACCTGCCGGGACACCACGTGCATCGCGGCCGGTGCGTCATCGGCGAACGCCTGGGCGGCCTCCCGGGTCGGGTACCGGTTCCAGACGTTCCCTGACTGGGTGATCACCGCGGCGTACTCGGTGCGGGTCAGTGTCGCGGTGCTCACTTGGTGGCCTGCGCGGCCCGGCGGGCCTGCGCATCAGCGGAGACGGGAACGTTCGCGGACTTATTGCTCTCCGCCATCTCGATGTACCTGCCGACCGGGAGGGTGAGGCAGGACGCCGGCCACCCGCTTGTGGCCTGCTCAACACGGGCGCTCATGCCCGGTCCCCGACTTTGAGGGCGGCACGGCACTGGCGGACGACCTCGG